GCCGGAAGGGGGATAGCGAGCCAGAATCCATTTTTCGAACGGATCAACGCACCTTGGTCGTGCGCCGCAACGACAACAGGCGCTCGGCTGTACACAAGCCCCGCCGAACCCAAGCTGGGGCGTCCCTTCGGGTACACCTCGCCACGCCAGGTATTGGCCAGACGCGAGCCCAGACCAGCGCCTTCGATTTGCGAGCGCAATTCACTCTTGAGCCCTTGCGTCGCCTCTCGCACGCCTGTGGTCACCGCCACCCGAGCCGAGTTCAGTTCCTGCGTCATCATCTTGGAGAGATCGCCTTGCAGGGCAGCCAGTAATCTCACACCCGATTTCACGCTCATGCTCACCTCGCCGTCGAGGGATAGTCAGGCAAGGGGTAAGCGCTCACCGTCCAGATCAAACGATCACGGTCGACCAGCGCATCGCCTTGAATGACGTAGATGACACCCCGCCACGTCAGGCGATCGCCCTCTTGAGGCTGGGCGACATCGGCCGCTTGCAAGTCAAACCGGTACGAGGTCACCGCCAGATGTGACTGGCCGAATTCCTGTACCGAATCCGGTGCCTTGCTGATGACCTTGAGTTCGATGGTCTCCCCAGCCACAGTGCAGTACTGCGCCGGGGAGCCCAAACTTGCGAACAGCCGTTTGACACCCAAGGCAAACGGATCGCGTGGCATCAGCTGGCCAGGAGCTTGACCAAGAGCCCAGGGCGATGGCACATCGGCAGCGGATTGCTCTGCGTGTGCAGATCCGTGCCGCGACCAAATTCACGAGGCTCTTGCTTGGCGTACAGGGGCTGGCCCAGCGTATTGACCGTCTCATTGAAGTCAGCCGGTGCGAAGTACGTGGCAAAGGTGTCCACCGTGCCTTCGGGGAAAGCATGGCCTTCGCCAGATGCGATGAACTTGCGCACATTGCCATCCACATCGGAGGCCTGGCCCAGATACTCCTCGAAGGTGACGCCCGCAAAGGTGAAACCAGTGCGTTGATCTGCACGCAGCGCCAGACTCTCCTGGTACCACTGATATGCCTTGACCACATTGGGGTGAGCCGTCAGCAGATCGAAGAACTCTGGAGAGACCAGCACGCGAACACCCGTCATGTATTCGCCCTTGAGGTTGAGCTCAAGGTAGCGCTTGAGATCCAGGCACTTCTTTTTCACGTCCGTTTTTTCGTTGTTGAGCGCGAAGTTGAACTCCTTGGGCTCAATGCCGAACTCATCGAAGAGGTTGTAGAGGACCGAACCGTCCGCATCCAGGATCACGCCCTTAAGTGCGCCCATGCGCAAATGCTCCAGCGTGATGGCGTGCTTGTTGCGCATCGACTGCAGATGCTCGGCCATCACGTTCGCAATGGTTTCGGTGTCGGTCTCAGAGCCAAAGGCGCGCAGGCCTTGAACCTCTTCGGGCAGTACCACATCGTCGTGCGGAATGTGCGGAATGATGAACGAGCGCAGAGTGCGGCGACCGCGCTTGCCCACCGTGCCAGGGGCACCGACAGGAAGCGTGGGCAGCAAATTCAGAACGCCGTTGCGCTCTTCCACAGCGATCTGGCGAAAGCGCACAGGGCGAGCAGGCATCAGGTTGATCTGATCGAGCTTGCCGAACTGATTGGGCAGGATGTTGATGGCGGCTGTGAGCGCCGTCATCGAAAACGCGGGGGACTGGAAAGGATTGTTCATTGCTTAGACTCCTTGGCGAACGAGGACGCCGATCGCTTCGAGCTGAGCGATGGCTGCGGTTTTTTCTTCCGTGGTGATGGCAGCAGGCCAGATGAGCGCGTGATCGGCCACGATGGCTTGACGCGAAACGATCAGGCCGTTGGTTTTTTCTGCAGAACTGGCATCGATGCTTTGCAGCACCACGCCAGCGGCAACCTCGGAACCATCGGTTGCCGAAGGGTCGATGGCTTTGACCTTTTGGGTCGCACTGACTCGGCCAATCACGGCACCGAGCTTGAGGTTTTGTCCGTTCACCACCGTGACCTGGTCACGGGAGTACAGGTTTTCCTCTTCATACTTGAGCAGGTCGCCCAAGGTGAGGTCATTGGTAATGGCAGTCATCAGGTTCTCCTATTAACGGTGGGTGACTTGCGCTGCGTCACGCTGCTTTTGAGCGCGCTGCTGCGCCGCACGAACGACGGGGCTGTCTTCGGGCTTGGCTTGGGTTTGGGTTCCTGCCTCGGGCAAGATGCGGCTGGAGATTTCGGGAGAGCCAGAGGCCTTGGCCGCCAACAGCTCCTTGCGTGCCTGGTCAACCGAGACACCACGCTCGATCAGTGCCGCCGTCATCTCGGACTTGCCCGCCAGAAGACACATCTCGGCAATGGCAAGTACCTGGGCACTGGCCGCCTTGATGTCGTGGCCTTGGGCTACGGCACTGGTTTGCACCTGTGCACCAGATTGATCACCCGCGCCTTGCGTGGCATCGCCGCTTTGTGCAGGCCCAGTACCTGTCTGGTCGGCTGGTTGGTGTTGCTCTTCTTGGTTGGTCTGCCCATCGGCAGTTTGGGTTGCATCGTTTTGCATGCAAACGCTCCTTTTCATGGACGGCCCGGGCGTGGAGATCCCCATCTCGCGGCCCGAACCTTGAATTCGCGCGATGGATGTCGTTTTCATTTGGAGCTCTTCACTCAGAGCGATCAGTGCGTCGTCAAGCGTCCCGACCACATCGGCCAGACCGGCATCGATCGCGTCTTGTGCGAAATACAGCCCGGCTTCGGTGTCTTGAACGTCTTGCGCTGAGAGGTTTCGGTTGACTGCGACCGTCGACACGAACAGGCCATACAGCCGGTCCACTTCGGCCTGCAGGGCTTGCGCCGCATCGGTGGACAAAGGCGCATGGGGCGACATGTCGTTCTTGCGGTCCCCGGCATACACCGCCGTGTAGCGAAGCCCGCTCATGGCGTCCCGCTGGGACTGATCCACATGCAGTGCGATCACGCCAACAGAGCCCACACCACCGGTTCGAGTGACATAGACCCGCGTGGCCGCGCTGGCGATGGCATACGCCGCCGAGAACGCGTCATCGTTGGCAACGGCCCAGATGGGCTTGATCTGACGGGCCGCCACGATCTGGTCTGCCAGATCAAACGCACCACCAGCCTCACCGCCTGGTGAATCGATGTCCAGCAAGATCGCATTGACCGCTGGGTCACGCACGGCCTGCGCAAGCTGCGCGCTGATGGCTGCGTAACTGGTCAGGCCTGAGGCTGCATCGACTGCTGCCGCTCGCCGCACCAATGTCCCGGACACGCTGATGACTGCGATGTTCGATGTCAACGAGGTTGGACTGGCAGGCGGGGCCTGCGCAGCCAAGTGCTTTATGAGTTGTTGCGAATCATCTGACATGGCCACTCCCAAACGGGGGCCAAGCACCGAGAGAATCACATCCAGTTTTCTGGGGTGGATCAGTAGGGGCGTGCCAAAGATTCGCGATGCCAAATGTGGCATCGACGAGATGTGGTTCATAAGTCCTCTGGTTTCAGGTTTGCTGATCCACCAAGGACGCGCTTGGTGAGTCAGGTGGGAGCGAGGGAGCAGCCGAGTTGGTCGCACCATTGCGGGCCACTTGTCTGGGGTCCGTATCCAAAACGAGCCCCAGAGCATCAGCTCGTGCGTTATCTGCCGCGATCTCTTTGTCGATCGTTTCCGCGTCGTAGCCAAAGGAAGAGATGGCCTCAGAGCGGCTCATCAATCCGGAGCGAATGGCCAGCTGCAGGGCTTTGAACTCCTTCTCGGGATCCACCCACTGCCAGCCTTGCGGGATCCATTTCGCCGCCTGCCATGCTCTGGCGGATTGACGGCTCTTGGCATACCCCTGCGCAGTCAGTGCGCCACTGAGCACTGCGGCATCCATCCATGCACGCCAGATCGGGCGGCACATCTGATGCACGATCACGCCATGCTGGATGGTTTCACATCGGCGACGGAACTCCAGGAGACCGGCACGGATCGACGAGTAGTTCACGCCCGACAGATCACCGGTCAACTGTTCGTAGGTGACGCCCATGGCCACAGCGACTGCGCGAAACTGCACCCGCAGGAACTCCGCATAGGAGCCACCGACATCCGCCGGATCGGAGAACTTCACGTCCTCACCGGGCTCCAGAACTTGCAAGGTACCCGGCTCTAATCCCGTCATGGCTACGCCCAGTTCATCAGCGTCGCCTTCGCCCAGCAATTGGTCTTCGGGTGATTGACGCGTGATGAAGCCCGCGAACATGGCCGCCGTCTTTTTACGAACCAACTCTGCGTCGTCGTACTGGTCGAGCTCATTGAGCTTGACCAAGGCCCGCGACAGCCAGGGCTCGCCGCGAATCTGTCCAGGTCGCAGGGGGCGAAACAGGTGGACGATCTCCTCAGCTGGGACCGGCACCAGGTCGTTGCCATTGACCGTCATGCTCGGGTCACCCGGATGCTCACGGTACAAGTGGTAGGCAACCCGACGCCCAAGGGCATCAAACTCGATGCCGCTACGGATTTGATTGCCTGATGCACTGATCGTGTTCAGGCTCAAGGGCAGGTGCTCGGGCTCCAGAATCTGCAACTGGATCGGCACACTCAGGCCATCCTCTTGCCGCCGATTGCGGATGCGGATCAGGCATTCGCCGCCCTCGACCATCGCCCGGCAAGCAAGTGACTGCAGGCCGTAGAAATCGGTGAGGTTGTTGCTGTCTGCCTCTTCCACCCACTGCCACCACAGCGCATGAACCTTCTCCCGGAACTTGGGGTCATCCACCAAGGATTGCGGCTTGATCCCCGTGCCGATGGCATTGGAAACAAAGCTGTCGACCGCGTTGGCCGCCCAAGCGTTTCTGCGCACCAGATCCCGAGACTTGACCCGCAGTTGGTTGCCCGTGGCCAGCATCGCCGAGACAGCTCCCGGATCACCAGGTTTCCAAACACGAGACCTGCGACCTGAGCCAGCAGCCTCGTGAACGGAATTCCAGCCCACATAGGCCGTGAGTTTTTTCCAAAAGGCCATCTCAGAACCCTTTGGATGTGGTGACCCGGATTTGCCGGGTCTTGGTTTTGCCACTGTCGGATGCCAGCGCTGCCTCCACTTCGGCCAAGGCCAGCTTGAGATCGGAGACCGTGCGGTACTCGATGGTCTTGCCGTCGTAGGTCACCCGATGCTCACCACTGGCAATGGCCTCTCGCAGTGCTTGGGCATGTTCAAGGGTATAGGTCGTCATCAGTTCATCCACCGGCTGCGAATCAAGCGCCTGCCGCGTTGTGGTCCTTTAGAAACAACGAAGCCACCGCTGAGGGTGGCTTCTTGCTTGGTTGATTGGGCGTCTTCAGGTGGTCCTGCCACGCCTAACGGTTTTTCCAATTCGCGCCAGTGACGCTCCTCATACCGGTCAAGACCAGCCAGGCTGGCAGCCGCCCGCGCATAGACGTAGCAATCAAGCGCTTCGTTGCGCTCCCGAATCTTTTGCCACTCGCGCACCGGATAGCCATTGCGATCCCGACGCGTGACCAACTGCTCAGAGCACAACTGCTGCACGAATTCGGCATCGACCTTGGGCAAATGGATGTATCCAGCTGGATAGAGGATTTCGCCGTCCTCGGTCACTTCCATGGTCTTGCGCAGGTGGTTATAGAACTCCAGCTTGGCAATGCCACCCACCACCGAATAGACCCGAACACCCCGGCGCAGCTTCTTGCCGCCCACGGTCAGGTCCACAGCGGTCGGCAATCCGACCAACGCAGCACCACGAGCCACGCCTTTCATTGGCAGCAGCCGGGAGTCACGTAACTTGCGCACGAAGGCATAGGCCTCTTGTGTGGCATATCCTGTGTCCAGGCCGATGCGACTCAGGCGCAACTGCACCCCCGACGCATGTGTCCAGGACTCATCGATCATTTCACGCAGTCTTTGCCAGACCGTATCGCGGGAGGTGTCGCCAGCGAGCACACGATGCTCCACCAGCCAGGCCTCTTTGCCCCGACCGAATGCCCAGACCGAGACCTCAATGCGGTCCTTCTGAACGTCCACCCCAGCGCAAAGCAAAGCCGCCCCAATTGGCACAGTGCCGATTCGATAGTCTTCACGACGCTCGAGCAAGCGCTCCCACTCGGGGGTTTCACCTTGCTCGACCCAGGTCTCGCCCAGCTCTGTGTTTTTAAATGCTTTCAAGGCAGTTGCAGATCCTTGTGCTGCTTCCCATGCTGCAGCGATGTCGGCCCAACTGCGCCAACCAACTGGGCTGTACAGACTGGAGAGGTGAAACCCCACCGTTTTGCCCACGTAATCCGAAATCGATGACTGCCACCGTCCCCGTTCGAGCATCTCGGTCTTTTGGTATTCGTAAATGGGCTGCTCGCACGACTCGCACTTGTAGTGCGCCGTCTCGGGCAGTCCTTTTTCCCAGATCAGTTGTTCGAAGGTCAGGACTTGTTCGTGCTCGCAGTGCGGGCACGGGACCATGAACTGTCGCTGGTCTGTTTGCTCGTACTCGCGCTCGATGCGCGACGATCCAGAAATTGTTGGCGTCGAGACAATGAAAATTTTTCTGCGTGCAAAGGTTCGGGTTCGAGCCTCAGCCAGTGCAATCGCATCGCCTTCTCCTTCAACGTCACCCGGGTAGCCATCAACCTCATCCAAAAACAAATAGCGCACCGGCATCGAGCGCAGACCCACGGCGCTATTTGCGCCCGTCATCACCAGCACGCCACCACGGAACTCTTTGCCCAGGATGGTGTTGCCTGAGTCACGTGCCCGTGCTGGTGCGATCAAACTCGACAGCGTCGGACTTTCTTCAATAAGGGGATCA